GTTAATTTATACTCATAATCACTCACCTTTTCAATATTATAGGGTGGGTAATTACTTGGGCGAAAGTCAGCTATATCGTTAAATAAACTGTCAAACCCCACTGTCATTGCCCGAAATGGGCTTAGGTCTATCCTTGTCATTGTTTGCCTCCTTATTAATAAGCAAGGTTAATATTGTATCTATCTTTTTCTCTAATCTAGATACATCATCCTTTAATCCAACATTTTCGTCTGGAAATAAAGGAGTAATCTTTTCAGTTTTTGTCATATCCCATTTAGCCATATGATTCCTTTTATAAAAAGGGGGCATAAGCCCCCTAAATTAGTTTATTTTATGATGAGTTAGAAGCAGTTTCATCTGAACCGCTAATATCACACATAATTGCCCATACTCTTACTTTACCTGCAGTGTCTTGTGCACCGCCAACTAAAATATCAATAGTATCTGCTGTTTTAACGACAAGTTGATGTGCCGCATCAGTAGCATCCATTGGAGCATGACCTGTTCCAGTTGCATCATAACCATCAACCCAACAATCTGGGTCATGGTGTCCTGCTGTAGAACCTGTGATACCTAAGTCAAAAGTAACAGAAGAAGAAGAAGCTGTTAGCACTTCTAGTCCTGCACTCAAAACAACTGTTTCTGCCGGTACGTTTAGAGCTTGTATAATGTCCGCACTTGCCGGGTCAAAAGCTGAGTTGTCAATTGTATTTTCAACATAATAAGGCTTTCTTCTAGTCGAAGGATGCCCAGATGTTGAACCAGTAACTTTACTATGAGTCGCCATTTGTATATCCTCCTATTAATCTATTAACAAGTGTCTTGCTTGAAGAGCAGCACTTCTTAGTACTTTTCTTCCAAACACATGTAAGCCTCTTACTATATCAGCAAATGAATCTGGGTCTCTTACTACTTCTGTTTTTGCAATAGCATTAGCAGTAGCAGTAGAACTCATGTGTCCATATAATACTTTATAGTAATTACTTGTTGTTGAAGCGGCAAAGTTATTAGTCATATATAATTTAAAACCATTTACTTTACCTTCCAATACGTTACCATTACGTAAAGGTGATTTTCCGTCACCAGTAACAGACGCATCCATAAGTTTAGCACTTGAATTACCAAGTTGCTCATAAAACTCTGGAGTTCCTAAGAACCATCTGTTATCTGTAGGAACGTCATTACCATGTAATCTTTTAGCTGCGTTAGCTAAAATATTTGCAGGGTCTTCCTCTGAAGTACCGAAACCTGTATCAGTTCCAGAACCATCAGAACCGACAGTAGTACCTGCACCAGATACCATTGCCGCAATAACGTTTTCATCGTATGAATCTTTTAGAGCATATGCTCCAGAAGAAGTAGCCAAAGACTCCCAGTTCACATGAGATTGTCTTTCTTCAATATCGTCAACTTTAAAAGCAAACGCATTAGCTTGGTCTACTACTAGTTGCAGTTGGTCATCAGCCAGATTCTGGATGTTGATTTGACCGCCTCTAGTGTAAGAACTTACGCTAATTGTTGGCTCTTTAATAATGTTAACTGTATCTCCGAAATTTTCAATCTCGCCTGCATAGTCAGTGTTAGTAATATCTTCCACAACTGATGCAGTTCTAAAGAACTTTTGGACTTTTTGACTGTATATTACCGGTAACCAATTACCCGAAGGTAGATTGTCATAACCGGATGCTTTTGTTATAGCCATGTTGTCCTCCTATAGACTGTTAAGATTATTCACGAATCCTACCCTCTTGTCTAGCTAAATCAATTTCCTTTTCGTTTTTTACAAACTCATGAGGTTTCATTTTAGCTATCTCAGAAACACGCCAGATTTTTTTATCTCCTGCTTCAACATCTTTTTTAGAAGTAGTTGTAACTGATTTAGATGCTTCTTTTCTGCTAAC